TTTTGTTGTTGACGTCCGGACAATTTCACCAATGTTTCATTTCCCAATTGCTCCGCCTGACTTGCCACTGCCACCGGTGCAATGCCATATTTCGCCGGATCAATGCCGAATTTTTCCAATATCCATTCCTTCGGCAAAAGTTCCTTAAACTCGACCGGGTCAAGTTCCATCCCAACCGGTTCAACATCCTTCAATCTATATTCGGCGTCGATATTGGCAACGCTTGAAAAATACCCGACTATTTCCTCAATTTGCTTTTGCTTATGGGTGACATAGGTATTTTTGAAAATTTCATATGATGTTTTCAATTCGGTTGCGTTCCCTAATTTACCCTCTTGTTGAATACCGAAAAGCAAAGGATGCGTGATATTATGACCGCTGAATATGTTGTTCGTGATCAAATTGTCGATCGTTGTGAAATCCTCTTTTGTTAAATCGGATTGACCCAAATCGTCGATTGTGGGTTTTTTCAACGGATCGTTGTTGAACGCGATCAAAAGTTTTTTCCCTTCAGCACCGGTCGCGGCATTTTCCAACCTGGCCGTGATCTTTCGTTTTTTATCCTCTTCGGGTTCGCCGTTGTAAAAATTGATAAACTTCGACGCGCTGAATCCGGTTTTCGCGTTTGTCAATGTGTGACGTGAAACCTCGATGTCGGATTCAACCCAATTGCACGCGGCCACCCATGAAGGCAACGCGTACGGATTTTTTCCGCATCGGTATTCCTTAAAATAAAATATCGATGTTGTTGTGCATCCAGGATGAAACGCCGGATATTCGGCTTCCGGTTGTTCCCATGTATTCTGCCATTTTTTACGATAGTAAAAACAATCGTTCGCCTCATTGGTCCGGATTCTATCATATGACATATGATAAATGTTGTAACCGCCGGCAAGTTTTGGAATGACCTGGAAATAACAACCGCCGTAATTCTCAATGTCCAAACATGCGATTTTCATCAATTGGTCCCATGATTGTTTCTCATTGGCCTTTTGCAAAAATACCTTTCCGGCTTCGGAATCGGTTGTCAACCCATTGCCCAAAATATAAACGCACTTTCCGTTGATGATCGCGTTGTGTTTCGCTGACTTGTTATATAACCAAAGTAAATACCCTGGATAATCGTTCCGGTCCCCGAATGGAACATAACTCAATCCCCGTTTTTTTTCCATAACGGGAATCCTGGAATCGGCAAATTCCATTGATCCAATTTCCAAAATGTCCCCGTCGGTTTTATCCGGCGTAACCTTTATATGTCGTTTCGGGTTCATATCCTTCCTTTGTTATATTGGCCGCCGGATTCAATTTCATTTTGCCGCATTCAACCAAATTCAATCCCGTTGGATCAAGATTGACGGCTGAACTTTGTTCGTAAACTTCATATGAATATTGTCCGGCTTGCGCGGTTGCGAATAAAGTAATTGTGTTGAATGTGTATATGTTGGCGCGTTCCGGGAATTCACTTGTATCGGACGCGGAATTTACAATGATCTTATATTGAACCTTTGTTGATACGTTTTCGAATATGAACAAATAATACGGATTCGTAATTGTCGTTGATTCATTCAACGTTACAATGGTTTCCGATTGTTGCCCGATAGTGTAAACGATCATGTTATCTTGTGGCAAAAAATAGACGTTTGTTGAAATGAAAAAGGCCGCCATAATATTGGCGGCCCCTCATGGAATCATGTGTAACCCACAACATGAAATTATGTTGTCAAAGTTCCCAATGCGGTTGAATTGACTTCATAGGCCAAATTCTTTTCGTCACCGCTGAAAACCAATTCGTACCCGTTACGATCGGCCAAAAGTTTGCCGGTCTTATTTGCGGATGTGTCCATCATTAAACCATAATCACGGCCATACATCCAACCCGTTCCGTTTTCGTCAACGAAAACGAAGATCAAGCGATTTTGAGCCAACAACAACAATTCATTGCGAACGGCGGTTGTCATTTTATTGATGGGGAATTTGATTGTTTGTTTGTTTGTCAATGTTCCCATTTCGCGATTGCCTGCGAATGCCTCGTCGGCTTCAGCGGTGTGCGCGATCAAATTGTACTTTTTGAATGTCTTTGTTGCAACCTTTGTGATCACGGTTATAACGCCGGCGACTTCTGTTATGGCTGAAACATTTTCGAATTCAATAACGTACAATTCCTTCACGCCGCCGAAACTATAACGACAATCCAGGTTGTAACCTTGTGTTAAACTACACGGCATAGTATTAAAATTTTAATTAGGGCCGGATATTTCCGGCCCCGTTATTGAATCAATTAACCCAAATAAAGTACGTTGTTCGCTTGCCTTGCAACGTGTGCGGCGATTGTGAAAATGTGTTTCACGAACATATCTTCGCGGTTGTTGGCAATCTTGTTGATCTCCATTTTGTTGATGTCGGCAACCAAATCGGTGCACCAAATCAAGTTTGAAGGCAACGCGGCGATCACGCAATTTTCGGGCAATGGAACGAATTTGATTTCGATTCCGTTGTAAAAATATTTGTCGGCCTTAATGTCAACCGCAAACAAATCGCGATAGGTCGCATTAACATTGAAAATGTTGATGAATTGTTTGTGGCTATAAGGTGCGTAAAGGAAAGGCTTTTCATTTTGAGCCAAAACAACGGCCGGAATCGCGGCGTAAACTTTGCCGTATTCGGTGTTGATGTTTGTGCTTGAAATGGTTGTTCCGGCAACTTTAACCCTGGTTCCCAATGCGCCGTTGTTATAAATCATTTTCGCAACAACGCCATCGAATTGGGTTGCGGTTTGTGCGGCTGCCCATGTTTGTTCCGCTGCGCCAACCTGGTTTTGTGCGGTGCCAGGTGTAAGGCCGGCAATTGCGGTTTTGGTTGCGGATGTTACGCCGGTCCACCACTTTGATTCGGCATCGAGTGAAACCTCTTTACCATAGGCGGCCAAAACTGTTCTTTCGAATTCGGTTGACATCATTTCCCATGCGCCGGGTTTCATGCTACGCTTGAAACGTGAAGGGCGAAGGGAATTCGGATCGAACTCATGATAATACATCACCTTTGTAGGTGTCACCGCGGTGTCAGTCAAAGTAAAGGTACCCTGGCTTGTTGGCGCGCCACTTGAAAACGCTTGCAATGTTACTGCGTTAACGTTTTCGGTGAAGATTGTTTCGTTCTTTACATCGCTTTCGAAAGAAACCAAACCTTCGGAAATGGTTTTGTTTTCGAATAAAAGTTCTTCGAGTACGGGTTCATATGCTTTACCGCGTATGTCGACGATTGTTGCAGAAATTGCCATTGTTATTGATTTTTAGTTTTTGATGATTTTGTTTCTTTTACTTCCTCGATTTCGTCCGGGAACCTTTGTTTCAAATGTTCCAATTGGTCCTGGCTCAAATTCGATTCCGATGTGAACGGATTTGACTTCGGACCATAGGCCCAAATTTCAACGCCGTCTTTAATTTTTAATGCCATTGATTAAAAGTTTTTTTGTGCGCGGAATTTTTCCAATGGTGACATTTCCTCGAAAGATTTTACTTTTTCGGTCGGTTGCTGAATGGATGAATTCGCGATGGTTTCAACCAAATGAAACATTTGCTTCAATGTTTCGGCTTGTTTTTCAATAGTGCTTTTTTGATCGGCGATTGTTTGCTTCAGTTCGTCGATGTCAGTTTTCGCGGCCGCGAATACTTGTTCCATTTCGCTGAACTTACCGGGCAACTTTTTCATTGCTTCGACTTCAACTTCAACAACGGGCGCAACTTCGGCTTTCTTTACTTCGGTGATCAATCCGCCGGCAACAACGATTTTGCTTCCATCTTCCAATTCATGTTCGCCATCGGGAGCCGGTTCGCCATTCAATACAACGGAACCGCCGATTTCCAATTTGTCGATGGAAACAACCGCGCCGGATTTCAATTTGTAATCTTCGAACTTTGATTCAACGCCGGATTCGGGCGCAACTTTTGGCGCAACAACTCCGGACGCCGGCAATACCGGTTCCGGCTTTACTACGTCGCCGAATATCATTGTTCTGATTGTTTCGACTGCTTCGCGTGGTGTCATGTGATAATTCTTTTTTGATTGTGGCATAATTTAAAACATTGTTGAATTTAAAATTTCAACTATTTTTTCGAATTGCTCGTCGTATTGATCCTTTTTTTTCATTCCGAAATTACCTTCGACGCTGAATCCTTTAACCATTCCATCCTTTACCAATTGCCAGGCAACGTCATTTTCGACGAACATCGAACCGAATAAAGTTCCATCCGGCAAATCTTCAAATCCTTTCATTGCACGAATCCCCCTGGCTTTGTCCGATTGGAAAACTTCGAACAATGTCACGCCCGGAATCTTCATGTCGGAATTGTGCATCAAATTAACGTTATTGTGAAATCCCTTTTTTGCCAATTTGATAGCAATTTTCTTAATCGTTTCCGGTGAAAAGAAAACTTCATATTCGCCCATTTCCGGATCGTTCCGGTAAATGCGTTGATTTGCAATCATCAACGGACCGGATATGATACGCTTTTCCTCATCCTGGATTTTGAACGATTGACGATCGATTTGTTTCAATTTGCGTTCGGCCCAATCGATCATCGCTTCGCCGCCCCATGCGTCCCACATAAGGCCGCCGCATCCTTCGGAATACGGAACATCTTTGTTTTGTTGATGACGACGGAATCCGCTAATCCTGGCAATTGTTTCACGCGTCAATTTTTCTTTATTCGCGATTTGATTCGCCCGGACCTTTCCGGTTTGTTCGCCACATTCACCCCATCCGTTTTCATCTGCCCATTTCAACGCGCGTTTCGCATTGTTGACGGCCGCTTCGGGATAGTCATTCCAGGAATCCGCTTCGGCAAAATGTTGTTCCCAAATGGAATTACAAATCGCGGCCGCTTGTCCGACGTCCT